CTACAGGAGTACAGTCTAAGGCAAGTAGCCAAGTGGCTGACTCAACAATCAGGTAGGTATATCTCACATGTAGGGTTAGACAAACGTGTCAGGATCGAAGAAAAGCGCAGACGGGCTTCCTCCAGCTATCGCAAGTATGCCAAAAGGTATCAAGAAGCGTCAAGGAAAGCGGAGAAAATCGAAAAGCAAAGACTTGGTGGTAGAGCTACCAAAAGAATCTTTGGAGACGGTTGGTCAGACACCAGCGATACCGAAGACTCAGGAGATTGATGTTGAGTCTGTTCAGAGAGATATTATCTTTGAACCTAACCCTGGTCCTCAGACAAGCTTCCTAGCGGCTACAGAGCAAGAGGTTCTGTACGGTGGGGCAGCTGGTGGCGGTAAGAGCTATAGTCTTATTGCTGACCCTGTCAGATACTTGAACAACCCTAACGCTCGAATGCTTATTGTACGTAGAAGTACAGAGGAACTAAGAGAACTTATATCTGTAAGTAAACAGCTTTATCCTAGAGCTATCCCAGGTATTAAGTTTATGGAGAGAGATAAGACTTGGGTAGCCCCTAGCGGCGCAACACTCTGGATGTCTTACCTTGACCGTGACGATGACGTTATGAGATACCAAGGCCAAGCGTTCAACTGGATTGGATTTGATGAATTAACTCAATGGCCTACGGACTATGCGTGGAACTACATGCGCTCAAGGCTACGTACCACTAAGGCGTCAGGGTTACCTCTCTACATGAGAGCCACAAGTAACCCTGGTGGTCCTGGTCACTACTGGGTTAAGAAAACCTTTATTGACCCGAATACTCCTAATCAGGCATTTTGGGCGACAGACTTAGAAGGTGAGACTATTTGTTGGCCCAGTGGGCATAGTCGGTCAGGTGAGCCTCTCTTTAAAAGAAAGTTTATCCCTGCGACTTTGTTTGATAATCCTTACCTGTCTGATGACGGGATGTACGAAGCCAACCTTCTCTCTTTGCCTGAGCACCAACGGCGTCAGTTGTTGGAAGGGGACTGGGACATTAACGAGGGAGCAGCTTTTCCTGAATTTAACCGTAGAGCACACGTTGTAGAGCCTTTCGAGATTCCTCACAACTGGCCTAGGTTCAGAGCAGCTGACTACGGTTACGGATCTTACAGTGCTGTTCTATGGTTTGCTGTATCACCTGACGAACAGTTGATCGTGTACAGGGAGATGTACGTAAGCAAGGTACTAGCAACAGACTTAGCTGATATGATTTTAGAGGTTGAGTCTGAAGAGAAAATAAGGTATGGTGTTCTTGATAGTTCTCTCTGGCACAAAAGAGGGGATACTGGACCCAGCCTAGCAGAGCAAATGATTGTTAAGGGTTGCCGTTGGAGACCAGCAGACAGATCTAAGGGCTCCCGTGTAGCAGGTAAGAACGAACTGCATAGAAGACTTCAGACAGATGACTTCACAGAAGAACCAAGAATAGTCTTCTTCAGTAACTGCTACAACACGATTGCTCAGTTACCCTCTCTACCCTTAGACAAGAACAACCCCGAGGACGTAGACACTAAGTCAGAAGACCACATCTATGACGCTCTAAGGTATGGTATCATGACAAGACCTAGAAGTAATCTGTTTGATTATAACTCTGACTCGCAGCGTACAGGCTTTCAGGCATCAGACACAACGTTTGGATACTAAGGAACAATTATGGAAGAAGATGACATCTTGGCTGAAGAAGTCTACATGGAAGACGCTGAAGTATCTTACATCGAAGACTCAGAAGAAGAAATGGGTACTGACCCTTCAGTAGGTACCATTGTTGGTTATGTTCAACAACGTTTTGACAAAGCTGAAACAGCTAGGCACGGAGAAGAACAACGCTGGATTAGAGCCTACCGGAACTACCGAGGCATCTATGGACCAGACGTACAGTTTACTTCTTCTGAGAAGTCTAAGGTCTTTGTTAAAGTTACTAAGACTAAGGTTCTTGCAGCCTACGGTCAGATCGTAGAGGTTCTCTTTGGAGCCAACAAGTTCCCAATTAGCATTGATCCCACAGTCCTTCCTGAGGGTGTGACAGAGGCTGTTCACCTTGAGACTGAAGACACTATCAAGAAGATGAATGACCAACAGGTTCCTGAGGCTGACTACGGAGCGGCACCAGCCATTGAACCTGGAGAAACTCTTGTTGACTTTAGAGAGAGACTAGCTGGCCTTAAGACTAAACTTGCACCTGTACAGGAAGACCTTAAAGAGGGTGAAGCAGAATCTCCATCGCAGATCACTTTCCACCCAGCTATGATTGCTGCTAAGAAAATGGAAAAGAAGATCCACGATCAGCTTGAGGAATCAAACGCTAGGAAAGAACTACGTACTGCAGCCTTTGAGTGTGCTCTGTTTGGAACAGGTATCATGAAAGGTCCGTTTGCAGTAGATAAAGAGTACCCCAACTGGTCTGACGAAGGGGAATACACACCTCTTATTAAGACTATGCCAAGGTGCTCTTCTGTTTCTATCTGGAACTTCTACCCCGATCCAGACGCATCTAACATGGATGACGCAGAGTTTATCGTAGAACGACACAAGATGTCTCGCACACAACTACGTGCCTTAAAGAAGAGACCTTTCTTCCGTTCTAATGCTATCGACACAGCAATCACTATGGGTGAGTCCTACACTAAAGAGTGGTGGGAACAGGCCATGGAGGATGACGAACAAGAGACTCGCAGTGAACGCTTCGAAGTCTTGGAGTTCTGGGGTTACGTAGACACCGAGATGCTTAAGGACCAGAATGTAGATATCCCAGAAGATATGGAAGATGTAGACCAAGTGTCTGTGAACATCTGGGTGTGTAATGGTCAGGTACTACGTCTTGTCCTTAATCCATTTACACCTTCTTACCTCCCCTACTACGCAGTTCCCTATGAGGTGAACCCTTACAGCTTCTTCGGCGTAGGTATTGCTGAGAACATGGACGATACACAGACCCTTATGAACGGTTTCATGAGAATGGCTGTGGATAATGCTGCTCTATCCGGTAACTTGATCATTGAAGTAGATGAAACAAACCTAGTACCAGGTCAAGACATGTCAGTGTACCCTGGAAAAGTCTTTAGAAGACAAGGGGGTGCACCTGGTCAAGCCTTGTTTGGCACTAAGTTCCCTAACGTTTCTAACGAGAATATGCAGTTGTTTGATAAAGCGAGGGTGTTAGCAGATGAATCGACAGGGTTCCCGTCTTTTGCTCATGGTCAAACAGGGGTTAGCGGTGTTGGTAGGACTGCAAGCGGCATTAGTATGCTTATGTCTGCTGCTAACGGTTCTATTCGTAATGTGGTTAAGAACGTAGATGACTACCTCTTGTCACCTCTTGGCAAAGCTTTCTTTAACTTTAATATGCAGTTTGACTTTGATAAAGAGATTAAGGGTGATCTAGAGGTTAAAGCTCAAGGTACTGAGAGCCTGATGGCCAATGAAGTACGTAGTCAGCGTCTTATGCAGTTCCTACAGATTGCTCAGAACCCTGCGTTGGCTCCTTTCTCTAAGATGGACTACATCATCCGTGAGATCGCTAAGTCTATGGACCTTGATCCTGATAAGGTAGTCAACTCTATGGCTGACGCAAGACTGCAAGCTGAGTTACTAAAAGAGTTCCAAGCACAGAACCCTGAGCCTCAACCACAACCCCAAGAAGGTGTACAACAGCCTCAGGGCCAAGGAGCGGCCCCTGGAGTACAGGATACCTCTGGGGCAGGGGGTGGCAACATCGGAACAGGAACAGCCCCTCAGCCAGGAGAACAGGGCTTCTCAGGTAATACTGGGCAACAGGGGGCCGCTTAATGCACAACCTGAAGCCTCTAGTTAATGATAAAGCTTTGTGGGAATCATTCCTCCAAGAGATCCAAGACAGACTCAACGATGTCCACAGGGATATGGAACAAGCTACAGACACCAACGACTTCCTGAGGCTTCAGGGTCAGGCTGCTTGCTTGAACAAGTTTAAATTCTTAAGGGATAAAGTTAATGGCTGAAGTGGGTAAGAGCACAGGCAAAAGAACTCAGGTTGGTCGTGACGTATACGAAACGTCTGAGGGGGAAATGGTCTCTGAAAAGTCTACTACCTTTAAGTATAAAGGTGAGTGGATCAACGTACCTACTATTTTTAATGGTCGCTCTTATGACGATGACACTCTTAAGATGATGTTAGACGCTGAAGTGATA